CGAAATTCCAAATGAGTATAGATAACTGCAAATAACAGTTTGTAGGGGAGTTCTGATACTCCCCTATAAAAATGGCTATTTATCAACTGTTTGTTGTGACATAGCCTTATTAATTAATGACTCAACTGGTAAAAATGACGAACATCTTGCTCTAAGGTATCGAAAAAAATTTTATTGTGCAAATTCACAAGAATTAAAAACTGTCAAAGTCCGCCTGTCCAGCCACCTCGTGCCAGCCGTCAAAATCGTCGTTTTCACGTTCCGTGAACATATCATTGATGATCCCGATCGTCAGCAAGTCCAGCTCGGTCAATGTCAGACCGAGCTGTTTGCAGCGCAGCAGGAACAGGGGCGTTGTCATCGGGCGGTCAGTTTTGCGATGTTTTTTTTAGACTCTGCCTGTGTCTCCACGTTGAGTCCCCACAGTTCAATGAGCTGCGGCAGCACCTCGTAAATGGAGAATGTGTTGAACGCTTCGAGCCATTCATCGGGATTGTCCGGAACGTTCTCCGGATCAGCGTGTTTTGCCATGATGTATGCGATATTCTCGAACACCTCAAGGCTCTCGATATCGAGCGTGGAAGCGTCCTCGTCACCTTCCTGCACGGATGTCTGGAGCGATGCAAAGTCCTTGTAGATGTCCCTGCGGAACTTGATGCGGTACAGGCGAGGCACAGCCGCACTCGCCTTGAACGGAACCTCGATACCGTCAACCGTGATATTCTTCTTGATAGCCATGCTGTACCTCCTTAGTCAGTCGCCGCCGTCTTGGTGGATCTGGTCGTACTTGCCGTGCCGTTCGTCTGGTTGGGAACTGTCGGGATATAGACAGCGCTGTACCAGTTGTTGTAGGTTGTCTCGTCCGTGCTTTCGCAGGTCTTGGACTTGACCAGACCGCTGGGCAGCGCCGATGCTTTCAGCGACAGCGTTTCGGTCTTGACCTCCTTGCTCTCCTCGGTGGTCTGACCTTCGGTCGCAGGACGGGAAGCCGAGCAGCAGTACAGCACATGGCGGATGTGGTTCTTGTCTCCGTCAAACTCAAAGAGGAGCGCAAACTGCGAGGTCTCCGCATCGTTGCTCTCGACCAGAACGCCCTTGCTGTCCAGCACCTCGCCGAGGATCGCCGTTGCAAAGTCGGTGGTGATGAGCGCCACCTCCAGATCGCCCTCGTAGCCTGCGTTGTTATTGATGACGTAGTACACCGTGTTGTCGGCGTAGAAGTTGTCGTTCTCGCCGTTGGCATCGATGCTCAGAGAGACCGCACCGGGCAGGCGCACGGGCGTTGCGAAGGTCGGAACACCGTCATCGCTCCATGCCGTGATCTTTGCCCAATGCACCTTGTTCAGACCGAACTTGACCTTGTTCTTCTTCAGTGCCATTGTTATACCTCCATTTCGTAAAGCACCTCGTAGAGCTTTTCGCTCTCGATCCAGCTTTCGGTTTTCGTGTAGTAGATGTTGTGCAGCCGGAGGACTTCCTCCAGCCGTTCCTCCGCTTCCGGCGACTTTTCATCCGTGTATAACTCGATGTCGAGCTGCTTGAAGCTGTGGTACATCAGGTTATCCGCACTGAATGTGTTTTCACCGGGTGACAGAAAAAGTGCAAAGGGCGGTCTTGGCGACTCGCCCTCGGCAAAGTGGTGGTAGGCGAACGGAAAGCCCGTCTCCACCATCATTTCATTGATCTCTTCGTATGTCATGACAGCTCCTTCTTGATGAGGTTTTCCAGCATCTCATCACCCATTTCCTCCGCAGGAGCGATATGCGGCTTGCCGGACACACGTCCGCCGCCACGCTTGGCATGACCTTTTTCCAGCAGATGCGCAAGTTGGTAGCGGTTCTTACTGTGTACTGTGATCTCCAGCGTGTGGCTGTTCTCGCTGACTGTTTTGGTCGCCCAGCTCTTTGCATACGCTCCGGTGTCGGAGGGTGCGGTCGCTGCGATCTGCTTCTTGACCTCGGTCGCTGTCTTCTTGACAGCCTTCTTCATAGCGGAATCGGCAAGGTCGGCGTATTCCGTCAGACCACGCATGATCTCGTCCGCCATACCGTCAATCGAAGTCATCCTGCTCACCAGCCTTTCGTGTACCCGCCGTGATCTTCATATAGTCCAGCGACTTGTAATTCGGCAGCACGCCGTTGATGTCATACACCAGACCACGGAAGCGGAGCTTGTGCGTGGTGGTATTGATCTTCTTGGTATCGGGTGTCTGCCGGACGGTAAATTCCAGCGATACGACTTCCTTCGTCACGCCTGCATCCGTTGTTTCCGTTGAGGTTTTCACGGACACGGCAGCCCAGCAGGAGAAAACCTCCTCCCACCGGGCTTTGTGATTGCCGATGCCGTCCACCTTCGTGCTGTGTTCGAGGAAGGCGATCCGTTGATTGAGCGTTCCGATCTCCATCAGATCACCCCTTCCCGCTGCGCAAAAAGCAGCGCACGGAGCGTGAGTGTCAGCTTGTGGTAGTCAGCAGTATTGCGGTTCTCATAGAGGTAAGATACAGTATACAGCATAGCCTGCCGGGTGGTTTCCTCATTGACCGCAAGTGCCGCATCGTCCATTCTGCCGACGTCCTGCACGAGCCGTTTTGCCGTGTCGATCAGAGAGAGGATGAGCTTGTCATCCTCGCAGTGATCGACTCGAAGGTAGTTTTTTGTTTCGTGAAGCGTGATCACGAGCCGGACTTGACCTTGAGCGTCTTGACTGCCTCCGGCAGGATGAGCTTGCCGTCGAGACGCTCCATTGCAAGGAAGCCGACCTGACCGGTCATGGCGAACAGCTCGTTCAGACGCTTGAAGGTACGACCGGAACGATCGGCGATCCAGTAGTAGCTGAAATCACCGAATGCCATACACTTCGCACCCGCCTTGATCTCCGGCACATAGCTGGAGGTCTTGTACGGACGGTTAAGGATGGTGTCAGGCACACCAGCGGAAACGGACGGCTGCCAGATATAGTTGCCGTTGCCGTCCTTCAGCTTGCGCAGTGCCTTGACCGTGCTGTCGTTCAGCACCCAAACCGCCTTCTTGCGGTAGGGGCTGCGGAGCGAGTAGAACAGCTCCATGACATCATCGAAGGTGATGCTTGCGCCTGCGGTCGTTGCGCCGTCAGAAGCGCCGCCCGTGGCATTGAAGATGCCGGTGGGCTTACCCGTGCCGTTGCCGACGAAGAAGGCTTCCTCCTCCTTTGCGCCGATACGACGGGCAAACTCACGGGCGATATAGGACGGCAGGTCGAACACGCTGTCATTGAGAAGCTCCTCGGAGATCTTGATCGCCGTGCCGAGCTTGAATGCGGAAAGCGATGCCTGACCGAAGGTGTCATCGGAAAGCGTGTACTGTTCCTCCTCATCCATCCAGACGGCATCACCCTTCGAGGTGACGATCGGGATCTTGCGGTCGCCGCTGGAGGTCTTGATAACGGTCGCCATCTGTCTGAAGATGTTTTCCTCCTCCAGCGCCTCGATGAGCTTGCGCTCGAACTCATCCGGAACAAGATAGCCGCCCTCGGTGTCCGTACCGACATGGAGGTCGTTGTGGACGTCGATCCAGTTGCGGCTGCGGATGCTGTTCCAGAATGCAGCAGCGTACTCCGCCGATGCCGTGCCGGTCTTCTCCGGCTCTGTGTTCTGGGCAGTCGGTGTGGTCAGGATGGGTGCAGAGGTCGCCTTCGCCATATCCGCCTCGATCTCCGCCTGACGCTCCATGCGCTGGATCTCCTTGCCGAGGTTGACGATGGTCGCCTCCATCGCATCATAGGTCTTGCTGTCCTCCTCGGTCAGCGTACCGTCTGCCTGTCTCTTGCTGTCGAGGAAGTCACGGGCAGTGTCCCATGCCTTCGCTCTCTTTTCACGAAGCTCCTGAATGGTCATTATACATTCCTCCTATCAGTATTTCAGCAGGTTCAGCCGACTCATCAGCTGATCCACGGGTGTACCTTTGTGTTCTGCAGAGACCTTCTGCATCAGGCTCTGCATGGTCGCCGCACGGGAATAGGACATCGCCGTGAGGGTGTCCTCCTTCGGCTCATCCTCATCCGGTGTATCTCCATCGCCCTCGTCCGGATCCTCCTCCGGCTTCGGCTTCGGCTGACCGCTTGCGAACAGGATGCCGTCCACCAGTCCGAGGGACTGCGCCTTTTTCGCATTCAGCCAAGTTTCCTCGTCCATCATGCGGGCGATCTTGCTGCGGCTCAGACCGGACTTCTCCTCGTAGGCATTGATGATGCTCTCCTTGACCTCGTCCAGAAGCTCGATGGCTTTCTGCATCGCTTCCTTGTTGCCGAAAGCAACGGTCGAGGGGTTATGGATCATCAGCATACCGGTCGGGGCGATCAGTGTCTCGTCACCAGCCATCGCAACGACAGAAGCGGCACTTGCCGCAATTCCGTCGATCTTGACCGTGACCTTGCCCTTGTGATTGCGGAGCATGGTATAGATCTGCGAAGCGGCGAACACATCCCCGCCGGGAGAATTCAGCCAGACGGTCAGGTCGCCGCTGACCTTCGCCAGCTCGTTGCGGAACATGGCAGGCGTAATCTCATCGCCGAACCATGTGTCCTCCGAAATGGGTCCGTTGAAGATCAGCTCGGCAGCGCCGGTGTCCTCGTTTCGCACCCAGTTCCAGAACTTCTTATTCATCAGCACATTCCTCCTTCGCTCGATAGTCCACACCGATATAGTCCAGCACCTTGCCAAGCCCCAGACCTTTGTTGTCCGGCTGCCATACACCGTCCACCTCTGCACCGCCGCCGATGCAGTAATCGTAGATCTTCGGGTGTGTTGCCGACAGCTTCTGAAAACGGTTGGGCGCTTTTTCAAGATGGCAGCCGAACATACAGAACATACATCCTGTGCGCTCTGCGCCGGTCGTGTGGTATTTCCCGTTCTCGTCCATAAAAATATCCCCATACACAGAAGCGTAGGGGATCTGACGGGTGTATAGATATTCCAGAACATCCTGCTCTGTCCAAAAGGACATCGGCTGCGACCTCGGACGCTTTGCATCAAAGGCGTTGCAGCCGTGGATCAGCCAGTGTTCTTTTCGCAGCCGAGACTCACAAGCCATAGTTGCCACGATCGGAACTCGACCGGTCTCTTTTTCATACTGCTTCATCGGGTTCTTTTTCATGACGGTACAGCATTCCGAAGAACAGCGGAAAGGTGCATCCAGCAGGAACTTCCACTTTTCGCAGTTGTACTGGCTCTTTTCGCCGTTCTTATCCAGCGCCAAGCCGCACAGCTTCTGGTAATCGCCGTGATTCTGCTCACGCCCCTCAGCGATCGCAACTCGTGCATACTGTACACGGCGGCTCACTTCTTTCGATACCACCGGGTAGCCGTATTTCTGGATGACCTCACGAAAGTTCATCTTCGGGCGAACGATCGTGACGACATCAAACGACTTCACAAATTCCCTGATCTCCGGAAATTCCAAACCGGTATCAGCAAACACAGCAGGCACATCATAGACACCGGGCGTATTGCGAATGATGTCCAACAGCACCGTGCTGTCCTTCCCGCCAGAGAACGAGCAATACACGTCGCCGCCAAAATGGTCATACCAGCCTCTGATGCGATTTTGCGTCATGCGGATCTTTGCATCCAGCGGCAAACACTGCATCTGGTAGAGGTCACTGATCTGATGTCTCATCGGCTTCACCTTCCTTTCCTTCGTAGAAAGCGCCTGCGTCAGCCAGCTTGGTGAACGAGCCGTTGACCAGATACAGATTGCCGCCATCCTCGTCCGGGATAGAATTCATATCCTCCAGCTCACGGATGTCGTTGGCAGACAGCCAGCCGTTCTGCCGTGCGGTCGCATAGCCCTGCATACGGCTTGCGTAGTCGCCACGCAGCAGACCTTCCACGTTGAATTTAATGAAATAGCGCCCCTTTTCCGAATCGGAAAGAAGCGCCTTCTGCATACCCTGTTCCCAGCGGACGATCCACGGATCAAGGGTGTATTTTACGAATTCCAGCGACAAATGCTCGATGTTGCTGAAAGTGGCGTGATCGAGGTCGCCGATCATGTGCAGCGGCACTCGGTAGAGCCTTGCGATCTCCTCGATCTGGAATTTGCGAGTCTCAAGGAACTGCGCCTCGTTGTTCGGGATGGAGATCGGCGTGTACTTCATGCCTTCTTCGAGGATGGCGGTCTTGTGGGCGTTGCCGCTGCCGTAAGCCCGCTGCCAAGCCTCACGCACACGGTCGGGATTTTTGATCACGCCCGGATGCTCCAGCACTGCCGAAGGGGAAGCACCGTTTGCAAAGAACGATGCGCCGTACTCATCACAGGCGACCGCCAGACCGATGGCGTTCTTCGCCATTGCGATCGGGCTGTATCCGACCAGACCGTCAAAGCCCAAGCCGGGAATATGCAGCACCTGTTCGGCGGGCAGGATGATCTCACCCTGCTGCTTGAAATTCGGGTTGTGTTCGTCGTATCGGCTGTAGCGGTAGATGAGCCTGCCGTGATCGTCACGGTCAACACGCACCTTGTCCGGCATCAGCGGATACAATCCCAGCACCTCACCACGACCGTTGCGGATGATCTGTGCAAAGGCGTTCCCGTAGATCAGCAGGTGGCTCATCAGCGTTTCCCGGAAAACGAACGACGTCATTTCGGGGTTCGGCTGATCGTGCAGCAAAAAATAGAGCGGGTGCATCGGCACTCGCTCTTTTCCCTTATCGGTGTACTGGTAGACGTGAAGCGGCAATTGTGCGATCGCCTCCGACAGCACTCTCACGCAGGCGTAAACTGCGATGATCTGCATTGCTGTGCGGTCGTTGACACGCTTGCCTGCGTGTGTCCGTCCAAAGAAGTAGGTGTAGGACGGGCTGTCGTAGCTGTCCTTCGGCTTGTCCCTCGACCGGAACAGTCCGCTGAAAATGCCCATGAGCATCACTCCTTCCAAGGCATGAAAAAAGCACCTGCAATTACAAGTGCTTTTCAGTATTATTTCCAAACTGATGGATGTTCTAAACGATAATAGTTATCCTCGGATATTATTGATTGTAATGCTTGTTCAACGATATAATTCAATTGATTATCTAAGTCATTTTGGCTTTTACCTTCATATGTTCCGCCTGTACAAGCATTCAAAATATAATTCGGTTGATATGAAAGCAAACGATGAATAAAATCTTTCTTTAAGCGGCTAAATAGTGCTTTCCACACATCATTTCGGCATTTTTTCGCTCCATATGAAGTGCGTAAAGATAGCTGTTTTTCATTATTACCATAACGCTGTAACTCATGATAACAAGACGATTGGTACTGTACAGGATTCATAATATATATTTGATAGATTGTTCCTGAACTGAGTCCCAATAGTTCTTCTATTTTTTCAACTATATGTTCTTCTATTCTTTGACCAGTTTGACCATTAGCAGGTCGAATAGGCATATAGTTTGTACTATACTCATCTATATGCGGAGACTCCAAGATCAAAGCAACTTTAACTATTTTATAGGTTCCATTTTTAGGCAAAGACAAAAAATAGTTTTCATAAGAATAACAGCTTATAAACTCCCATTCGCTATCCCTTTGAACTATATAACCCCGCACTTCATCATTTACTTTAAGATGATGCCAAAAGAATATGCTTGGTGGAAGATTAGGATTAGAATCTGATTTTGAATTAGCAGGAAAAATCTCACCATTTACAGTAATTTCTTCTCCGTCTAAATAAACTTTCATAAAGAGTATCCCTCCCTTTGTTCATCTACTATTATATCATAGACAGAACCCAAAAGCAACTCTTTATTTGCCGTAAAAGCCCTGAATTTGCGCCGTGTGGGGCGGCATCCAGCGGCGGGTACTTTCCGCGCCCAAGCCCTGTCGCTCCGCACAGGCGGCGGACAGCCCCGCTGTGGGGCTGCCCGTTGGCGTTTAGCCCTTCAGCTCCGCCTCGGTCATGATCTTGAAGCCTTCGCTCTGCCAGAAGGAAATGTAGACGTCGTAGCGGACATCCCACTCGCTTTCGTAGTACTCGTCCGCCTCCTCATCGTACTCCTCGCTGGTCTCGACCTCCGTGTAGCTGTCGATTTCCCGCTGCTCGAAGCCCTCGCCCCAGCCGTCGGCATACTGCCCGATCAGGAAGCTCTTGAGCTGCGCCATGTCATCGTCCGTCCAGTCATCGTCGACCAGTGCGGTGCAAACCCCGTAGAGCTTGCCGTCGATCCACTCGACCGTGATCTTGGTGCGGTGGAGCTTGGAAACGTAGGTGCTTCCGTGGTGGCTGTCGGCGTAGGGTGCGAGGTTGGTGTCGTCCTTCTCCAGCGCCTCGAAAAGCTGGTCGGCGTAGTCCTCGGCGGCGGCGTTGTACTCGTTGGTCTCGCTTGCGACCGTTGCCAGCAGCGTGTTGTAGATCTTGATCTCGTTCATGGTGGTTTCCTCCGTTTAGGTGTTATTCCGGCGGGCTTTCCGCCCTTCCGTTGTACACATATTACCTCTAAACCGGAATAATAGCAAGCCGCTAAAACTACAGAAGATACGAGAAAAATCACTTCTCAGTCTTGTGTGTTGTACACAAGCTGACTTGTGCGCCGACCGCCTCAGTGCCATCGGAGTGGATATACTCTAACCGTGCTGTCCACAACCATCCCTCTTTCACCAAGCCGCTGAGGAAACTCACGCTGCCACTCTGGTATCCGGTAATAAGAAAGGACGTGACTCCTGCCTCCTTCATAGTGTTGGAAAAGTCAGTGATTTGGTCGCCGGTTGGTCGTTCTGAACACTCGATATGCGGCGAACCGTCCATAAGGCTGTGTTCATAAGAGCGCAGAGCGATCATTGCCCCTTCACCGAAAACTTGCCCCACGCCCCGACAGTTTGCCGCCCGGACGTCCTTCCGCATCTGCTTAAAAAAAGTGTGTACTGCGGCATAATCCATTGTGAAAGCCTCCTTGCGTTTTTCGCCGGACTGCCCGACGTTAGATGCTATCTTAACTCTGATTGAAACATACTGCAAGATGCATGATGCACGAATATCCCAGCGTTTTTTTGTTTCATCTGCCCATGCTTTACACAGGTATTTTCAGAGCTTTTCTTTCAAAGCACAAGTAGGTCACGCTCATCATAAATGCTGTCGCCCGTGTCGTTCCCACAGCGGATTGCACGGTCGAGCGCCATGATCGTGGCGACCGTTCCGTCGATCTTCTCGGTGGACTTTTCCTTGTCGGGCTTGATGTTGCCCGCCGGATCACGCTTGATGAAAATGTTGTCCATGTTCCAGCGCAGCA